CAGTCGGGTCGGCCCAGAACTCGCCTAGAGATAGACAGAAAACTGTGGAAAACAATACACTGTGACGACAAAGAGGCGGAACCCAGGGCATTTGGCAGATTATTCACGGCACGCGCGGATCACTCCAGCAGCCGCGTCGAAGCTGCTCAAAAAGGTCGGCATCAATTACAAGCAGCGGTTCGATTTCGCCGTTGCCGATAAGCTCATCAAGGAAAGTTACAAACCTCAAAACGCAGGGAAGATTCGCCGATACTTCCCTGGCGATCCGCCACCTACCATCGACACTCCACCCACTGAAGAGAAACCTAAGTTCGCTCCGATTGTGACGCAGCCAGGCACCTACCTCGATGCGCAACGCCGGAAGGAGTTGGCCTCAGCCGCGTTGAAAGAACTCGAAGTGCGCAAGCGTTCCGGCGAGTTGATCGAAGTGGATCTGGTTGAGCGAACGCTGTTCAACCGTGCGCGCCAAACACGGGATGCGTTGCTCTCGTTAGCAGATCGATTGGCCGGCATTCTTGCCCCTGTGACGGATCAATCCAAGGTGCATGAACTTTTGACTAACGAAATTCACCAAGCCCTTGAGTCCCTTGCCGAGAAATTTTCACCCGATACTTCACTGCCAACGGAGACAACAACCGATGAATCATTGGACGAAGAATAGCCCCACCGTGCCTGGTCATTATTGGATGCTCTCGAATGGGAAAGCACGAGTGGTCGAAGTGATCGAGCGGAAAGGCGATTTGTGCATTGAGTATGGAGCCTTCTTTCTTTCACTCACGTATTTTATCGACACCGCCGAATGGAATGGCCCCTTGCCTGTGCCAACTCACTGTACAGTTCTTCAATTAGAATCGATTGTGCTGCTGGATCGGGATGGTTTTGAAACGATGAAGCTTGATCAGGATCCACGCCTAGTTGGAGTGACGACACTCAGTGGTCGCGTCTTCAGGGATCAAGGCTTGCGTACGGCACAAGGTGTACGCATTTTTTCCGAAGTGGTACATCGCTCATGACATGTAATCATCTTTCCCACATGATGTTTGGCCCGATGAATCGATGCTTGTGTGTGAATCATTTTCAATAATCTCCGCCAGTGCGCAGATTGTGAACGCGCAATGGAGTTGCTAGTGAAGGAGTTGGAGCGATTAAAGCATACGCCGATCATGCCGCAGTAGTGCTGGCGCCTCGGTCGCGGATCGATGCTGCGATCTTTGGTGGCCTTCGTCCAGATCCGATCCAAACGCTATCGGAGTGGTCGGACGCACACATGGTGCTGCCATCGTATGCATCGGAGCGCGGCCCTTTCCGCACGTCGCGGGTGCCGTTCATGAAAGAGATCATGGACTGCTTGTCGCCGTCGCATCCCTGCCAAGAAGTGGTGCTCATGAAATGTGTTCAGATCGGCGGAACACAGCTGGCCGTCAATTGGGCAGGGTTCGTGGTGGATCGGGTGCCGGCGTCGATGATGCTGGTGGAGCCGACAATTGACTTGGCGAAGAAGCTAAGCAAGTCAAAGATTCAGCATGCGTTTGATGATGTGAAGTCGATACGCGGGAAAGTCAAGGAAGCCCGTGCGCGTGATTCAGGGAATACGATTTTGATGAAAGAGTTTGCCGGAGGCATGATGGTGTTTGCCGGCGCGAACTCCGGCGTGAGTTTGCGGTTCCTGCCCGCGCGGTTTCTTTTCCTTGATGAAATTGATGCCTATCCACAGGACGTTGACGGGGAAGGCCATCCGGTCGAGTTGGCGGAAAATCGTACCACGTCGTTTGCGCGTTGTAAGGTGTTTAAAAATTCTACGCCGTTGACGAAAGAGTTGTCCGTGGTAGAGCCCGCGTATCAAGCCGGATCTCGTGGGCGGTTTCACGTCCCTTGTCCGCACTGTGGACACTTTCAATGGCTGCAATGGCGGATTCCGACCAAAGACAAAAATGTGTTCACCTACCCGATGGTGTTTACGCGAGATGAAGCAGGGAAAATCGTGGATGCACAGTACACGTGTCAGGCGTGTGAACGGCTCATCCCCGAGTACCACAAGCCCGATATGCTGGCAAAGGGGAAGTGGGTGCATGAAGACCCCTCGAATGCCGTGCGATCTTTTCACATTAACATTTTGTATCAGCCCTATGGCTGGAAAATGTCGTGGGTGGCGCTGGCGAAATCGTGGATGAAGGCATGGAAACGCTCATTGCGCGGCGATACTCGCGCGTTGAAAGTTTTTATCAATACATTTTTGGCGGAGACGTGGGAAGAAAAGTCTGAGAAGTTTGCTGAAGAAGAATTGAAAGACCGGAAGGAACTTTACCGTGCGGCCGTCCCAGCAGGCGCGTATGTGCTGACCGGAGCGGCGGACATTCAGGATGATCGAATTGAAGTGGAAACGGTCGCATGGGGGTTGGAAGGCGAACGATGGTCTGTGGATTATCAACGGTTGATGGGATCTCCGGCGCAAAAAGAAGTGTGGGAGCAATTAGACGCGTGGATCGATAAAACATTCGAGCATGAGCATGGCATCACCTTGAAGATGCAAATCATTTGCGTCGATACGGGCGGACATCATACGAGTGAAGCGTATAAATATATTGCAAAGCGGCAGCACAAGGGGTTGCGCGCGGTCAAAGGCAGCAGCATTCCTGGTGCGCGGCTTGTGTCGATTGGAACAAAAGACAAGTTGACACGTGTGCAATTGTTCCTTGTTGGGACCGATACGGCGAAGGACACCTTGTTTGCGAATTTAAAAATTACTGAACCTGGCCCTGGTTATTATCATTTTCCCGATCACACGGATTATGACGATGAGTACTTTGCGCAGCTGACGGCAGAAGAGAAGCGTGACAAAACGATCAAGGGGGTGGTTAAAGGTCACCACTATGTGAAAGTGCGTAAGCGTAATGAAGTCCTTGACCTTGCAGTGTATAATTTGGCAGCATTTGCCTTATTGAAGCCGAATATGGACAAGATTGCTGAGGAATGGGAGGCCAACGTTGCGCGGCTGATCGGGATTCAAACGGCTGCTGAGCAGCCTGCTGATGACGAACCGGAAGCAGCGGCCCCCGTGCGTCAGCCGTTTCCTTCGCGAAAGAAATTATTTGTAACAGGTTGGAGGTAAGCATGCGCCGATTGCTTGGCTCACTGATTGTGTCAATGGCATTAACTGTGTTGATTCTGGTTCTGATTGCAGGGATGCACATGTTTTTCCTTTTGTCTCACCAATTGTTTGGTGAGCACGGATCAGTAGTTGCCGCATCGGTTATGCTCACCATTGTGTTATGGGCATTAACGTATTTTGATTATTGGTGAAACCGATATGAATTGCCCACATTGTAAAGATGGATATGTCTTTATTCTTCGTCAAGAGAAAAGGTGTGTGAACTGTGGCTGGTATGATTTCAACTATGAATATGCCTATGAGCGAATGCGCGTGCCCTATGCCCCAAGGGAGGATCGCAATGAATGAATATTATACAGTGAAGGATGTTGCGAAACTCTTTCGTGTTCAGCGTGAGGAAACGATTCGTGGCTGGATTCGTCGCGGCCTTTTCCCCAATGCGATTAAAACAGACGGCTATCTCATACCCCAACGCGATATTGATGCATTCATTAAATCGAAAGGCTTGAAGAAATGAGCATGACCTTTAGCAACAAATTCGATCCGCTTGGAGAAAAGCCATTGACGTTACCGGAACTGCGTCTGCTCAAAGAGGACTGGAAACACCACACCGTGATCTCCGCGCTGATCGATTCGGCCATAAAACGGCGTGTTCCACAGCAAATCACACCCGTTTAGCTACGTTTAGCTACGTTTAGCACCTTTCCATCATAGGCTCATTCGAGTAACTATATGCGTACATGGAATTACCAACGATTGAGCCAAATGTCATTCAATCAGGAGACACCACATCATGGTCTAAGCTACTCGCATCATCATACCCTGCCAGCGGCGGCTGGTCTCTCACCTATACGCTGACCCTTCAATCAGACGCCTCGAAACGCCTTCAAATCGCCGCGACAAGCTCAAATGACGTGTATACGGCAACGATTACAGCTGCGCAGTCGGCTGCATTGACGTCCGGCACGTATTTTTTGTTTGGCCATGCTGCCAAAGGATCGGAGCGGTATCAGGTTTATTCCGGCACACTCGAAGTCCGCCCAAATCTTGCCGCTGTGACAAGCGGCGATCTCCGATCCACGGTGAAGCAAACGCTCGATGCCATTGAAGCCGTCATTCTGCGTCGCGCCACGTCCGATCAGCAGCAGATGACGATCAACGGGAAAACCCTCGTGCGCATACCGATGGCCGAATTGTTGGTGTTACGTGACAAATATAAGGCAGAGTACAAAAATGAACTCGCTGCCGAGCAGCTTGCCCGCACTGGCATCGATCCTCGGCACATAGGAGTCCGTCTTGTCCGTATTTAAGCGACTGGTCATTCAGCTTGCTAGGTTGGCCAATGTTTTTCCGCGCACACAGCAGCGCATTTATGCGATGGCCAAAAACTCCCGCCTTACCGCAGGCTGGGGGAATCAAACCAGCAGCGAAGACACGGAACTCTCATCGAGTTTGATACAGGGGCGGAATCGTGCCCGCGCCTTAACGCGAGATGCGCCGTATGCGAAACGCGCACGCGCAATTGTCCAAAATAACGTCATCGGCACAGGTATCGGGATGCAAGCCAAGGTGGTGAACGCCAAAGGTGATCTCGATGACAAAGTGAATGACGGGATTGAAGAGGCATTTGAAAATTGGTGTGATGCAAAATCCTGCCACACAGGCGGAGAGTTGCATTTCTCCGATCTCGAACGGGCGATGCTCGGGCAAATTTTTGACACAGGCGAAGTGATTGTGCGCGTTCATAATCGAGCCTTTGGGCCATCAACGATTCCGATTGCTTTGGAATTGATTGAATCTGAGCGAATCGCGGAAGAATTTGCGGCTTCTCCCCAGACTTCTGCGACCGTTGTGCGATTAGGCATCGAAACGGATGAATTTCATCGTCCGGTTGCGTATTTTATCCGCTCGACGCACCCTGGTGATTTGCGCCTCACGCCGCAAACGCAAACGCGAATTGACCGTGTGCCGGCTGCAGATATTTTTCACCCGCGCATTATCGAGCGATGGCCAAGTACACGGGCGATGCCGTGGATGCATGCGGTGGCACGAAAACTGAATGACATGGATGCCACGACAGAGGCTGAGATCACGGCGGCACGCGGGGCGGCGTGTTACATGGGTTTTATTGAATCAACAGATAATAGCCCAGAATTTGGGGTCAAAACAGAGACTGGTGAGACAGAATTGGCAATTGAGCCGGCAACAATTGCGCGTTTGGGCATGAATGAGAAGTTTAATTTTGCGGCACCCAATCGTCCTAACTCACAGCTGGATTCATTTATGCGCATGATGTTGCGCGAGGTTGCAGCCGGTATCGGCTGCAGCTATGAAAGTCTCTCACGGGATTATTCACAAAGCAATTATTCCTCGTCACGGCTGGCCCTGCTGGATGATCGAGATTTGTGGCGCGTGCTACAATTGTGGTTCATTCGCGCGTTTCGGAAAGAGTTTCATAAACGTTGGCTGCAAGCAGCTGTCCTTTCGCGCAATATTCCCGCAATTTCGGTTGAATCGTATGCGCTAAACACGACTAAGTATGAAAAGGTGTGTTTTAAGCCTCGTGGCTGGGGCTGGATCGATCCTACGAAGGAAGTGGAGGCGTATGCCAAAGCCATCGAGCAAGGCTTCACAACTGTCACCCATGTAATTGCACAGACTGGTGATGGCCGCGACATTGAAGATGTATTAAAGGAACGCGCGCAAGAATTGAAATTGGCTGAACAATATGGCATCGAGTTGCCGGCATTTACAAAGCCAGAGCCACCTGCCCCTGCTCAGTCAGCAAAAGAATCCGGCGATGACCCCGCTGTTATTGAGGCGGAAAAGATGTTGACAGGAAAGGGACACTATGCCTGAGGAAATTCTCAAACAGAAACAGCTTTTTCGTCGTTTTGAAACGCCAGTTTTACAGATGCGCAAGGAGGGAGAGGATTATGTGCTAAGTTTCCCTGCGTCATCGGAAACGCCGGTTGAGCGCTGGTATGGCGAAGAGGTATTGGTTCACACAACGAAAGCCGTGCGGCTTCAACGCGCGAAGAACGGGGCCATGCCATTGTTGTTTAATCATGACATGGACTTTCCGATTGGCATGGTCACAGGGGCGAAAATTGAAGACAATCGCATGCTGGTCGATGCGAAAATGTTTGGTACAGACCGCGCGAATGAAATTCGCTCAATGATCGACGGCGGCTTGCGCAACGTCTCGATTGCCTATCGTGTGAATGTGATCGAAGAGGAGCAGAAAACCGGCAATATGCGGGTAACGGACTGGGAGCCGTATGAAGTATCAATCGTGACGGTGCCGGCTGACCCAACGGTGGGGATTGGTCGTGGCCTCGACACGGAATATGATGTGCGGATGATACGTACATCTCATTCGGCGCGTGGCGCCGCAACTGGGGAGGGTCGCATGGATCCAGAGAAGGAAGGGAACACCGCTGTTGCGGAGTCCACCGGAGAGAAACCTGCCAAGGTTTCTACCGATGTGATCGAAGCACAGCGCAAGACGAACTCGGTGGAACTGGAGAAACGCCGGAAGCAGTCCATCGAAAACCTCTGCAACGTCAACAATCTCGATTCCAAATATCGGGATATGTGGATTGGGCAGGGGCTGTCGGTCGATGACGTGTCGGATGAAATCCTGCGCGTCTTGGAAGAACGTGGAAAAACCAATCCGCAGTCTCCCGCGAAGTTGGGATTGACGCCGAAACAGGTGGAGCAGTTCTCCCTGGCGCGCGCGATCCGTGCTTGCGCGGATAAGGATTGGAAGGATGCACAGTTTGAGTTGGAGTGCTCGCGAGAAATCGCGAAGCGCACGAACCGTGCACCCGATCCATTGAAGTTCCTCGTGCCGTTCGAAGTGTTGCAGCGGCAGGTCCCTGTGCAGCCGTATCAGCGCGGGATGGGGCGTCGTGATTTGACCGTGGGAACGGTCGGAGACGGCGGCTATCTTGTGGGAACGGAGAACATGGGATTTATTGAAATCCTGCGGAACCGTTCTGTGGCCTTCAGCATGGGTGTGCGGCGGTTGTCCGGCTTGTCCGGCAACGTGACCGTGCCTCGGCAGACCGGCGCGGCGTCACCGATCTGGT